TCTAATGTGCCTGTATACTGAAGATGTAAAGCTCTAGCAGGATCTGTAGCTCCATCTGCCACTGTGCTGGTGTGAGTATCAGCGTTGGTGGTTATAGCTTCTGTTCCTATGCCTAACGCTTCACCAATAAGCTCAAGCGAGGTGTTGGTGCTAGTACCCCAATCAGCATCTCCATCGGCTGGTTCTGCTACTCTAAGATTATTTACAAAAGTTGATGCCATAATTTATGCCGCTATCTCTGTCCAATTTGGTGTTTGAGAGGTGTCAACCGCAGGCCAATCTGTGGTTTGATCTGGGATGATAGGCTCCCATATATTTATGGTTGCGGTGGATGCTGTCATCTCTGCGCTTGTAACACTTACTGTAACGCCTGTTCCTTCTACTACAGTAACGTTACCAACCGCAGATGTTATTTCTGACTCTGTTACAGGGACAATGGTTCCTGCGAGAGGAACTACAGTTCCTTGTCCAACGCTTAGACCTGTAAATGCAACGTCTTGATTATAACCACCTCTGTTATAACCTTGAGTTATTTGGTTATAACCAGTAAAAAATATGGTTACATCAGTCATTAGGCAATCCGAATAATTGCGTTGCTTGCGTCAGCGGTTGGGAATTGAATTGTAAAGTCTCCAGACTGAGATGTTTTGTCTGAACCAAAATCCAAAATTAAGACTGCTCTGTTAGCAGAGCCTGCCGCTGTAGAGGAGTTATATATCATCGCTCCCCTAGCAGTGATTGAGCTACTGGAAAAGGTTAAGTCTGCAAAATCTGTTAGTGCTGTTGTTCCTGAAGTGGTAGGAGTAACATTAGTCAAAGCTCCTCCACCAGAACTATATCCAGTTCCAGACGCTTCATTGCTAGAAGTAAAAGCAGTGGTTGATGCGCTTAAACTTGCACTACTGGTGTATAACGCCAACTTGAATGCGTTACCAGAACCTGTAGACGTAGTAGTTCCACCGCCACTTCCGTTGGTAAAATTGTGAATCCCCTGGAGGAGTTCCTGCTTGAAACTGGTACAAACTGCTTGACTGATAGCCATTACATTTTCCTCAAAATTTCTGCCATGTCTTTATAGCCGCTTTGCTCAAACTCAGCGATTAGATCTGTTCTGCTACTTTTTACTGCCTCGCTCATGTAGTGCTTAATTACATGCAAAACTTCTTGCTTGAAGGCATTTGCTTGTTCTTGGATAACAGGGTGGCTTTGTGAGCCAACACTAACAATGGTATTGGTGGCTCTTTCTGCCCAATGGTCTAACGACAGCCCTTCGTTTTGTGTTGCAATGACGTTTACATTTCCAGCTTGAGATGTGCTTACTTCTAGCATTATGTCCTCGCTTTTCTAACAGCCCCTGATCTGTAGCTATCGGTGGTGTCGTATCCTTCACCAAGGGACTTCAAGTTATTTAATGCTTCATCATACCTAGCCATATACATCTGCATAAGGTCAGGCTCTCCTTTTAGAAAGGTATAAGCTTCAACTAAAGAACCGTAAAGCAAGGTGCTTTCGGCATTGGTTCCTAGCCAGCTAGTTCCATCACTAGAGGCTGTAATTGATTCTGGCTTATAAAAATAATGTAACTCTGCTGTAAAAGAAGAATTTGGCGTTGGGCCTAAGATAAAGTTTTCTGCATCGAACAGCGCATAGTATTTAGGAACACCCTTTGTCGTAGCCACAGGATATGCTTCTCTTATAAAGTTAACGTCTTTAAATATAAGAAACTCTTGCCCACTATTATCTAAGGTTAAAGAATAAGGAGCTAAAAAATCTGTTGGGCATTTTAAATACTTGTTGCCGTCAGACATTGAACCAGTGGCATTCTTTCTAAAGTCAGGCAACTGAACGGACTTGAGTATTCGGTCTTCTGCCTGCTTAATTATATTAGGTAGATTATTAACAAAGGTTGTTTCCGTTGTTTCTAAATAATCTTGTATCGCAGTTTTAAGTGTCGTAAATGTCCATGCCATTAGCTTGTCACCACCTTTACTCTTCCTGATTCTGCCGTAATATCTAATCCGACAGTACGACTGCCTAGCTGAGTAATCCCTCCACCTACAGGGTCAAACGCAAAAAACTGCCTGCTTTCATCTAAGCCTCTATCTGGCCTCGGATCTCTTAATGATCTAGGGTCATCAACCTTAACCTTGCCAAGCTGTAACTGCGGCTGGTCTGGATCAACAACATCTTTTCCTACAAGGAATCCTGTGGGTCTTTGATTGACAATTTCTGGCACAAGATCTTTTAATTTGTACCGAAACCCTGTCATGTCACAAAAACCGTAGGCATGTTTTCCTTCAGCAAATCTGCTCAAAACTGATAACCTCCAGGTGATATAAACAGCGATGCCTTCCCTCTGTCGCTGTCAGCCGCAAGAGTAAACTGTTCTTCGTAATCTGCTTTTAGAAACTGTGATCTCGGTGCAGAGTCTGGGAACTTCATGCTAATCTGATACGCAAGACCAGCCACCAAACACGGCAGGAACCTAGCAGGTACATCCATGTTGTTAGATGCAGGGCTTCCTGAGTCTTCTATCCTTTGCATAAAGTAATACCCAAAGGTATAAGTATCCTGATCGTCAGGCGTAGGCCAGACATGAATAGTTATGCCTGTGGGTTTTCTTTCCACATAATATTGCAGAGGCTTGCTTTGAGTGAGCTTGTTAGATAATTGTGAGTAGTCACTAACCGATATTCTAGTCATTGATTGATCGAACTGGCTGGTTGTGCTTCCTGCGTCTGTTCTCACAAATGCTTCTACTATATCTAATACATCTGAATCAAGGGCATAAGAACTTGTGCCAGCCGTCAACGCTTTAGTGCTGTCCCTGACTGTCCACAGATTAAGACCACGGTTCTGCCATTCAAGCATAAGAAGATTGAGACTTCTTCTAGCCGTCCTATAGTCATAACCGCTTCTAAGTTCTCTACCTGCTCTTTCAAACGCTTCTTCCATTGCGTCAGCTAGATCAAGATTAAATGTGTATGTTCCGCTTGTTGCCATGTTTATTTCCTTCTGGACTTAGCACCAGAACATTTCCATCGTTTTCTTGACAGATTATTAGGGGTATTAGGATCATTCTGCTTTTTCTTTGGCAAACGCTTCTTAATACCTAAACTCCTAGCGCAGTAACTGTCTCCTTTCGATGTTCCAGGTTTAACTCTTCGGCCACCGCCTTTAGCTTTGCCAGCTTGACCGTAGCTAATCTTTTTTCCTGAAGGCGTAATTTTAACTTTTGCCTTTCCTTTAGCAGGTTTTCCACTAGCCATTATCTATGCCTCGCTGTTTTCTTAGCCACCTTCTTAGGTTGAGAAGAATGTTGTTTCCCTTTCTTGGTGTCCTTTCTTTTCTTTCTAGTAGTAGCGGCATATTCTTTAGCGGATAAAGACTTGATGGCTTTTTCTGGGAGATACCTCTCGCCAGTTGCCTTTGGGCCTTGCGTTGATGGCTTGCCTGATTTGGTTCGCCATTTCTGCTGAGTCCATTTCTTTAAACTCTTTTGAGACTTTTTTAAAGCCATCAGTTCTTATATCCACCGCCAGCTTTTTTATAAGCGGAAGCCAACATTTGTGCTTTCCTGGCACTCCATTGCCCAGGCTTGCCTCCTTTTCCACCTGCCTTTATGCGATTAAAAATACGCTTTCTAAGGCTAGGCTTAGTATAGTTGCCAGCTTCGTTGACTCTGCTTTTAGCTTTAGGTTTTGACTTAGGTTTAGCTTTCTTTTTTACTGCCATTATCCATAGCTCTTTGATACTTGAATCAATATGTTGTAGACATCTGTGTTACTAGCACCGACAGTGGTAAACATAATGTCACCTGTTTTACCTGAACCTGAATTATTCGGGATGCCTGTAAAATCACTGAAGTCTAGAGTATCTGACCAATCAGCATTAAGCTGCCAAGCAAGCACATCGGTGTCTGCATCAAAAAATATTTTTACGCCCATTCCTATAGTGGAGTAATAAATCTTTTGAATCGTTACGCCTGTGCAAGAGGCATTAGTCATAGGGTC